CTTAATTAAATTAAATGTAGATAAAGGCCAATCAAATCTTGGATCAATTATATCATTATAATGCAAAATTAACCAATGAAGATTTGGAGTTCTGTAAAACTTATAGGATACTATCTCTGGGGTTTCTCCATCTACTACATCATATTCATCAAATAAACTTAAATTATTTTTTATTTCGTCATTTATTATGTTCCTAATAAAAATATTAGTTACAAGTTTAACGGTAGTACCGTCATCTAATGTATAAAGGGTGTAAGGAAAGTATTCGAAATACATTAGTAACCTTTATTAACTAACTCTTTAGTAAGAACTTCAGTCTCTCTAAACACTAAAGACATATTTACTTCTGAAGGTTGACCATCTTTAAAACTACTAAACTGCTCGCCGCCGTAATTTACTTCCATAGAATCTAGAACACACGGTCTAAATTTATGGAAATATTCATTCTGTTTACCTTTAAAAAAATAGGTAATTTGAAACTCAGAAGGGTAAATAAAAAATAACTTACTAGAAGCTATTTCTGGATGCATGTGAAATTTAAATAAATTAATAATTCTTTTTATACTATCAGATTCAGTCTTATTTTTAGGTAAAAATTTATATTTAAAAGCAAAAGTTCTAAAGTCCACCGCTTCAAAAATAACTTCTCTAAACGGGTTTAAAGCTACACCTGCTGCTTTACCAATAGCAGCACCTAAATCAGTACCACCTAAAGCTCCAGGAAGCTTTGCAAACTGCATGCCTACTGCTGCTGCTACATCAGGAACCTTACTAAATGCATCCGCAGTAGATACAGAAGAACCTAAACTACCTACTACCCCTGCCATAGTTCCTAAATCTTTATTGGAGTATTGCATAGCGTATTTTACTGTAGGTGGCCCATCTACATGTAAAGCAATTACATCTGAAATTCTTTCTGTTGTATCTGATTTAAGAATTTCTGACTCTTGCATAGCGTTAAATACCCCTAGACCGGCTGCAGCTCCAACAGCTTGACCTGGGGTGATTGGAATTTTTTTACTAATAGCACCAGAGACATTTAATTTTTTTAATACAGTATCTGCTAAGGCAGTTACTGCAACCCCAGCAGCTAAACCACCTGCAGCTGCCCCTACAGCTTTAACGTTACCAATTTCATCAGGGGTTAATTTAGCACGATTTTCTGGTGGTTGTGATGTACCGAGTTTTTTAGTATAATTAAATTTAGACTTACCGCGAACATTAATAGCAAATTGCACATAATGTAATAAGTCAGCTGAGCCTAGATCACTAGGAAATTTTACTACCGAAATATCATAAGCACTACCTGATTTTTGACCTTGCAAAGCTCTGGCTGATGAGTTATTAAATGCAACATCATTTACACTAGCTCTTAAATTTTCTTCTTTGTTAGCCATTGGATATTCCAATAAATAATGGGTTAATGCAGTTATTTGAATATTTATCTAATGTACAAAGCAGTTTACAAAGGGCGTTATAAAGTTTTAAACCCCTCCAAATATAAAGGAAATCTCAGCGATATCGTTTATCGATCTTCGTGGGAATTAAGATTTATGAGATGGTGCGATACAAATGCATCGGTATTAGAGTGGGGTTCAGAGACAGTAGTTATACCTTATAAATCTCCTGTTGATAGTAAGCTTCACAGATATTTCGTAGATTTTTACGTAAAAATTAAGAATAAAGATAACAAAATAGTAAAATATTTAGTGGAAATAAAACCAGAAAAGTTTACTAAGCCACCAGAAGTACCTAAAAGACAAACTAAGAAGTTCATTCAAGAAGTATTTCAATACGGTACTAATCAAGCTAAATGGAAAGCTGCTAATGAGTTTTGCCAAGATAGAGGTATGAAGTTCTTAATACTTACAGAAAACGATTTAGGAATATAGAATAAATATTAAATGGCTAATCCATTCGAAAATATTAGAACAAAAGCTGGAGATACGGATAGATCTCTAGACTGGTATAGAAGTCAAGTTAAAAATTTATCAGGGTTATCTCCTAATAAGTTAATGACAAATACCGTAGACATGACTGCTAGAGTTTTACCTGGTAACATGTATATGTTCTTTTATGATGCAAAGCTAAAAGATAAGCTTCCTTACTGGGACTCTTTTCCACTAGTATTGCCATTTAGAAAAGTACAAGATGGTTTCTACGGTATAAACCTTCACTATTTACCTTATGGTGCTAGGTTTAAGTTACTAGGTGCCTTACATCAATATGCTTCTGATGAAAAAGTAAACGAAGATACTAGAATTAGAGTTAATTGGAGAGTGTTATCTTCTTTATCTAGAATTGCTCCAATCAAGCATGCAGTTAAACATTACTTAGATGAACATGTTCAATCTAGGTTTTTACAAATTAAGTACCCCGATTGGGTAACAGCGTCGCTTCTGCCTGTAGAAAGATTCGAAGGCGCCAATAAACAAAAAGTCTGGGCAGATTCAAGGAAAGCATTTTAATGGCTAAATCTAATTTTAGTTTAGATAATTTTAGAGGCGAAGTACTAGGTAAAACTGGCCTAGCAAGAACTAATAGATTTGAAGTAATTATAGCATTACCACGCGGTTTAGATTCTAGTAGATACAATCAAAGGTTAATTAGTTTGTATGTAGAGCAAACTAGTATTCCTATGTTTAATATTGCAGTTAAATCTCAAAAGATATTCGGCCCTAGTTATCAAAGACCGTTTGCATCCGAGTATGGTGGTGAGGGTATATCTTTAAACTTTCACGTCGATCGCAATATGTCGGTTAGAAACTTTTTTGAAGATTGGATGCATGTTATTGTAAATAGAAATAATTATACTATAGGGTATCAGGAAGATTATGCTACCACTATTAATATTCGTCAACTAGATGAGCAAGATAATATCACTTATGAAGTAGAACTGTTAGAAGCATTTCCGAGAAATATGAACTTAATGGATTTGAATCATGCTTCTTCTAATCAGACTCATAGATTAAGTGTTTTATTTGCTTATAGATACTGGCAGAATGTTATACGTAAACCTAATCAGGCAGTAGACGTACCACAAGCAGTTAGTATACCTCAGGTACCTAGAGTAGATAGTAGAGTAAATAATAGAACTACTACTAGTACGAGATTAAAAAATGTTACCCCAACGGGACAATATCAACCCGGTACCACTAACGAAGATATGTCTTTTGGAGTTGGTGGTTTAAGCGGATAAATTGGAGTTATTATGTCATTACCTATATTAAATACCCCGACCTACGAATTGAATTTACCATCCACGGGTCAAAAAGTAACATACAGACCTTTCTTAGTTAAAGAGCATAAAATACTTTTATCTATGACAGGCGCTGATGATGCTGAAGCTGGAAGAATAGTAAGAGAATTAGTAGACGTTTGTACTTTTAATAAGTTAAATGTTTCTAAGCTACCTCACTTTGACGTAGAATATATTTTTCTAAATTTAAGAGCTAAGTCAATTGGTGAAAATGTTGAAGTAGTTGTAAATTGTGATTGCGGTAACAAAATAGAAACATCGTTTAATATTGAAGATTTAAAGGTTGAAAAATTACCAGATCATACAAATAAAATTATGCTAACGGATACCATTGGTATAGAGATGTCTTATCCGCTATTTGACGATGTTATTAATGTATTTTCTAATGATAAAGCAGATGAGGTTTTTAATCTAGTAATTAGTTGCATACAAGCTATATACGATCAAGAAAATTACTACAGCACTGAAGATTATTCTAAAGAAGAAATAGAAGAATTTTTAAATACTTTAACTAAACAACAGTTTGATAAAATTGAAAGTTTTTTTACTAACTCACCTAAAGTAGTTCAAATTGTTGAAACTGATTGTGATAAATGCGGTAGCCATAATGTATCGAGGTTAGAAGGACTAGCTAATTTTTTCGTATAACCCTTTCCCAAGAAAGTTTAATTAATTATTTTACTTTAAATTTTTCACTAATGCATCATCATCGTTATAACTTATCTGAATTAGAAAATATGATGCCTTGGGAAAGGGAGATATACGTAGCATTGTTAATTGATCATGTTAAAAAAGAAAATGAAAAACTACAAATTTTAAAACAAAACTCAAAGAACATGTAACATGGATGATTCCAAAGGTACTTTAGCAAATTTATTGAAGGAAATGAGAGAACAGAATAAATCTGATCTCTTGCTTCAGACTTTGCAAGTAAAATATAATAGAGAAGAAGTTGGTGAAGATAATGATAGAAGAGAAAAACAGTTAGAAAAAGCTAATGAAAGTCTTGTTAATATTTAAAAGGCTGTTTTATGGAACGGTGAACAGTTAAAAGTAGTACCTAAAAACATGGCAGATAGTTTAAGTGTTAAATTATCTAAGCTAACTGTTCCGGAACAAGATAAAACATTTACTGAGAGTTTAAAAGAATTAGTAGGCAGCTATAAATCTTTCGAACAAAAAGTTGCAGGTGCTTTTGATAAAGGGTTTAATTTTTTAAGCAACCCTTTAAAATCCATGCAGGAAGGTTTAAAGAATGTTGCCGCTAAAGGTAGAGAAAGAAGAGAAAAAGCCGGTGATTATATTCAAGATGTTTTAAATACACCTGCAGGAGCTACTGTTGAATCTATAAGATTTAATAAAGAATACGAAAAGCAAAATAGACAATTTGCCGCAGGATTAACGAGAGAAGAGATTGCTGAGGGTAAATTACAAGCTCAAGGTCAGAAAGTATTTGAACAGAAAGTAGCAGCTGAAAAAGAAGTATCTGCAGCAGAAGCTGATATAGCAGCTAGTAGAAAATATGGATTTGCAGGTGCGTCAGAAGACGTACAAAGATTAGAAAAAGCTAAAGAAGCAGAGAAACAAGCTCAAGCCAGTTTTGTATCTAGACCTGGTGA